ACGTGAATACGACCGGCCCAGTCGGAGGCTCGACTGGCGACATCTGGCTCCAGTACATAGCTTAAGGAAATAGTAACATGGCAAAAATTCAGATAGATCCAGAAGTCGGAACTCGCAAGTGGAATAGATTCGTCTTAGTCGAGAATGGCAAGGTGAAGCAGATCTCAGAAGCACCACTCACATTCAGGACTTCTTCGGGTAAGAGGCCAACAGACGAGTGGCTAGTTCAAGACGGGTACTATGGATTCATCGATACTATAGCGCCGGACTACAACAAGTACGAGAAGAAGCTCATCAAGACTCCTCTCGAGGACTTGAAGATCGATCCTAAGACTAACTCAGTCACTCAGACGTGGTCAGTCTTGGACCTAAACGCAGACGAGTTAGCTCTGGTACAGGATCAGCTGAGACTCGAAATCAACGTGACGCGCGAAAAGAAGATCGCTGCCGGATGCGCAATCAGTCTCGATGGAGTCGGCGTCATCTACGTACGTGGTACTCCAGAAGACATGAGAAACCTGACCAATCTGGCTACGCTCGCTAATCTCTACGTATCTCAGGGAGTCACTACTAAGATGACTTTTAGAGATGATAAGAACGTCATGTACGACTTGACGCCGGCTCAGATGTCACTCCTCTGGCAGAGAGCAGTGGGATACGTCACCAGAGTCTACGAGTATAGTTGGAACATCAAGAAGATGAATCCTATTCCGCAGGATTTCAACGAACTCAAGTACTGGCCGGAGACTGTGATCTGACATGGCGAAGTACGTCAACATAGGCGGAGTATTCAAAGAAGTCAGAGACGAGTGGATCAAAGTCAACGGCGTCTGGAAGCTCGTCAGCGCCGGGTATATCAAAGTAGACGGTGAATGGAAGCGTTATGGCACTATCGGGCCGACTTACGTCTTCTCTACTACTGGTTATACACTATTCACGGTTCCTAGCAACTTGTCTTCGGTGTACAACAAGATATACGTAAAGTGCTGGGGTTCCGGAGGCGGCGGAGGTTATGACACCGGCGGCGGTGGCGGCGCTAGCGGAGGTTACGTAAAAGGCACTATAAATGTGACGGCTGGTCAGCAGTTCAGGATCTTCGTTCCGACAGGCGGCGAGGGTAGTACAGTAGCCAGGGTACCAGGAGCCGGTGGTACTTGGGCGGGTATATTCAGTGAAACCACTCCTCTCCTGATTGCGGGCGGCGGAGGAGGTGGAGGTCCTCAGAGGAGCAGTCTCGGAGGCGTAGGCGGTGCCGGCGGCGGCTTAGTAGGAGGAAACGGCGGACAGGACTCTTCTAACGACGGCAAGAACGGTCTAGGTGGAACTCAGACCGCCGGCGGCGCCGGTGGTGGTTCGGGAGGTGATGATGGTCGACCCGGCTCTTATCTGAAAGGCGGAGACTCAGGATCCAGTTCTAATGCCGGCAGAGGCGAGAACGGCGCAGGCGCAATTCTATTCGCTGGAGCAGGAGAAGGCGGAGATAAGTCGGTACAACAGGGTGACAGATCTGGCGGCGGTGGTGGTGGAGGAGGCTACTACGGAGGCGGCGGTGGCGGAGACGGAAGTGACGCTAATAACTGGGGTGGCGCAGGAGGTGGTGGAGGCTCTAGCTACGTAGGAGGAGCATATAACACCGTCAATCTCCAAGGAAGTCAAGGCAGCAGGTCTGGTAATGTCAACCCTCCTAACACGACAGACGTAGATTACATATCAGGCGTAGGCGTAGGTCGTGGACCTAATCAGTCTATTAGAGGCGGCCAAGGACTAGTAGTCATCAGATTCGAAGACGCATGAGGACGACATGATAACCAAAGATATGCTCAGAAAGCTGGCTCCTTCTGCGAAGGAAGAGATCATAGCTCACCTAGCCGAGAACTTGAATGATCAGCTAGCGAAGTACAACATCAACACCTATCTCAGGGTATGTCACTTCTTGGCTCAGGCGGCCCACGAGTCTGCCAGCTTCAGGACTCTCGAGGAGTACGCCTCCGGCGCGGCATACGAGGGTCGCAAGGACCTAGGCAATACACAGCCAGGAGACGGCAGACGCTACAAGGGTCGCGGCATCTTCCAGCTGACAGGCAGGGCCAACTACAGGACTTATGGTCAGAAGCTAGGTTACGACTTAGAGAACAACCCAGAACTGGCCAAGGATCCACTGGTCTCTATCAAGACCGCGTGTGAGTACTGGAATTCTAGAGGATTGTCAGCATTCGCAGACAATGACGACGTCATGACTATCACTAAGAGGATCAATGGCGGCTTCAACGGCATCGACGATCGTAAGCAGTATCTTGTGAAGGCCAAAGCCATTATACCCAAAGACCTGAAATTGTCAACTTATAAATCACCAGAACTTGCTCCTGCTCCAGTAGATCCTTTTATTCCACCCATAGTCGTGGCGAAGAGAGGCGACAAGTCTTCCTACGTCAAGGACCTGCAAGACATGCTCGTCAGGAAGGGCGCTGTCATCGCAGCCGATGGCGACTTCGGTCCTATAACTGAGCAGGCGGTCAAGGACTTTCAGACGAAGAACAAATTGCCAGCTACCGGTATCATCGATACAGACACTCTCAATAGGATGATGATGTAATGGAGGAGTCGTGGGTCAAGCAGTACTGGAGACCTGCCATCGCTTGGCAGTACTTCACCGTGTGTATCTTCGACTTCATCATATTCCCTCTCTTTGACTTCTCACTAGGCTACTATCTGAAGACCGACAACAACTGGGATCCGATCACTCTCAAGGACGGCGGTTTCTATCACATAGCCATGGCCGCCATCATCGGAGTCTCAGCTTGGACCAGAGGTCAAGAGAAGATCACTAAGGTATTAGAAGGTAGTGTATCGATAGAAGAAAAGACAAAAACAACTCTAACACCGACAGGTGATAAATGAAGACGTTCAAGAAGTTTGTCGCAGAAGCAAGTCGTATCTTCCCCGACGTAGCACCAAAAAAGCAATTCGGTGATGACACTAAGATGAAACTTCTTTCGAAAGGTATAGTCCCGCCTCAAGAGAATCCAAATAAGTCCGTAGATACTACCGGCGCAAATTCACCATTTGCCGATCCTAAAGTCAAGTCGTATAGGGTATCAACAGACAAACCTATGACAGGTAAAGATGACGCCGTAGGAAGAGAGCTGGCTAAAAAAGGATACGATCAGTCCGGTAAGAAAATGAGAGCGGCATCTTATCCCGATACTCGTTCAGCAAAAGCAGGAATGGCGACTGATACTAAAGTCAAACTCGCGAACATAACGCGAAAGATCAATACTCCACCGGCTATACAGAAAAAAGAACCAGCTGAGAAACCAAAAGTCGGATCTCTAGTAGTTCCGCAGTCTGGTTATCCGGCATCGAAGAAGACGCGGCTCGCTCCAGCAGAAAATCAAAAGGCGTCTTCTGGTGGTTCATACAAGATAAAGTCTGGCGATAACCCGACGAAGATTGCAAATGCACTCGGCATGACGCTCGATGACCTAGAAAAGAAAAATCCAGGGTTCTTGAAGAGAGCAAGAAGACTGAAACCCGGTGAAACAATAAACAGGTAGCACCGAAGCCGAAGGAAAAGTAGATGCTGACTTTCAAAGAATTTAGACAGCTCCAAGAAGAGATGGACGACGAGCTCGAAGAGGGCTGGAAGGACTACGTTCCTTCGATGAAGAGCGTATCCACGTTCGGTAGGAACTTCGCTGACAAGGCTTCTCTGGGTACTTATAAGTACGTCAGAGCCGGAGCCGACACCGTCATCAAGAAGGCTCTTGGTAGGAAGACTACCTACAATAAAGAGCTAGAACAAGAGAAGCAGAAGCTAGCCAAGGGCGAGAAAGATGAGCCCGGGGCTTCCGTGTTAGGAGACGTTGCTGGTACTGCGGCGGTCGCGGCGGCTCCGGGACTAATAGCACCTGTCAAAGCCGCCAAGGAGACTGGAGGCTTCGTGGCCTCGCTGCTCCCGAGAATCAGAAGAGCTACAGGTTACTGAGGAGACAACATGCTAATCACACTACTGTCACCGCTACTTGGTATCTTAGGCAGTCTGCTGCCTTCTATCGTGAGAATATTTGAGCGCAAGCAGGAGATAAAGTATGAACTCGAGAGGACCAAACTTCAGATCTCTGCCGCTGAGAAGCAGGCCGACATCCAACTCACTACTGAGATGGTCAAAGCTGATAGTCTCTCCAGACAATCTGCTCTTGATCATGATAAGTCTCTTGATGGTGGAGTCTTTCTTAACGCACTACGCGCTTCTATTCGCCCCGTCATAACCTACGCATTCTTCCTCACCTTCTTAGGTATCAAGATCGCTGCTCTCACGGTCATGATCAATCAAGGAGCCTCGATGCCGGAAATGCTCAAGGCTGTCTGGGATCAAGAGACGATGTCTCTGTTCGCCACCATCATCGCTTTCTGGTTCGGTTCCAGGATGATGGAGAAGAGAGAGGCCCTAGCCGCGGTCACTCCTACGCTTGTCACTACCATGAACTCGACCGCACCTAATAAGGCTGCCACGACATCGAAGAAGAAGTAGCATCTCCTGTTTCTATAAATAGGAGAAGAACGGAGAAACTACATGTCATCGCCCACAACCAGAGATGAGTTCAAGGAGTACTGCCTACGTAAGTTGGGCAAGCCCGTGATCGAGATCAACGTCGACGACGATCAGGTGGACGACCGCATCGACGAGGCGCTGAAATACTACTGGGACTATCACTTCGATGGTACCGAGAGACTTTACTACAAGTACATGATCCAGGACTCTGACAGGCGCGATGCCGTCAAAGAGATCACTATTGTAGACGGCGGCACTGGCTACTCCAACACTAATACCGTAGTCATCACAAAAGACCCGAGCTGCCCGACTGGAGCCGGAGCCACGGCGACTTTGACCACGAACAGCACCGGCGGTATCATAAGTGTAACGATGACCAACAACGGCACCGGCTACACGCTGGATCCTAGAGTTACGATCACGACGTCCACGGGCTCAGGCGCAGATCTCCGTGGCTACAAGGGCGGATACATCAAAGTGCCTGAGAACATCATCGGTATCACAGGTATCTTCCCGATCGGTGACCCTTCGCTGTCAGTCAACGACATCTTCAATATCAGGTATCAGATCTCATTGAATGATCTGTACACGCTGACCAGCGTCCAGTTGACTCCGTACTACATGGCTATGGAGCACCTCGCCCTCATCCAGCAGCTCCTCGTAGGCCAGCAACCTATCAGGTTCAATCGTCACACCGACAAGCTCTACATCGATACTGACTGGGGTAAGCTCCCGACTGGTAGGTTCATCCTATTCGAGTGCTACCGAGTCATAGATCCTAATGAGTATAGAGACGCTTGGAGTGACAGATTCTTATCTAGATACGCTACTGCACTCATCAAGAAACAGTGGGGTAACAATCTAAAGAAGTTCTCTGGAATGCAGCTTCCTGGCGGCCTCACATTCAACGGACAACAGATATACGAAGAAGCCGCAGAAGAACTGTCCAAGCTAGAAGCCGAGATGATCAGCACCTACTCGCTCCCCGTACTCGACATGTACGGCTAAGGAGCCACTATGGGTACCGGTACAAACTTCTACTTCAATAACTTTAGGGCCAGCAACGAGCAGGGCATAATCGAGGACTTGATCATTGAGTCGATCAAGATCTATGGTCAGGACATGCACTACCTGCCACGTCGCTACGGCAGTCTCGACCAGGTGTACACTGAAGACGCTGCATCTTTCTACGACCGCGCTTATCCGATTGAGCTCTACATCAAGAACGTGGACGGGTTCCAGGGCGATGGCGACTTCCTGTCTAAGTTCGGCGTCGAGATCCGCGATCGCGTCACATTCACTATGGCGCGTCGCATCTTCTCAGACGAGGTCGGATCTAATGAGGGAACTACTCGTCCTTACGAAGGCGACCTCATATACTTCCCGCTCAATAAGAAGATCTTCAAGATCATGTTCGTGGAGCACGAGGCCATCTTCTATCAACTCGGCTCGCTACAGACTTTCGACGTGATATGTGAGCTCTTCGAGTACAGCGGCGAGACCTTCGCTACTGGCATCCCAGAGATAGACATCCTCACGAAGAAGTACGAGTTCGACTTCACTAACGCCGGTCTAACGACAGAAACTGGAGACATCCTCGTCGATGAGGCCGAAGGTCTGCCTATCCTATTCGAGGAGTATACTCAGCAGAGTCAGATACTCGACGACGGCGACATGTTCCAGCAGCAGGGCAACACGTTCCTGGACTTCACTGAGATCGACCCGTTTGCTGAAGGAAGGCGCTGGTAATGTTCGGACAGACTTGGTATCACGGCTCTATAAGGCGCTACATCATCCTATTCGGTACGATGTTCAACGACATCTATATCCGCAGGTACGACGCCGCTGGCAACATGGTCAAGCTCATCAAGGTACCGATCACGTATGGTCCTAAAGACAAGGCCATCGCTCGTATCAACGAGGATCCGAACCTCAACAAGCCGTTCGCGTTGTCTGTTCCATATATGAGCTTCGAGTTGAACTCGGTGCAGTACGACACTACGCGTAAGCTCAACACGATCAATCAGATCGTCAACATAGACTCTAACAAGAATCTTGCCAGGTACAACTACAACCCAGTGCCATACAACTTGAACTTCACGCTGAGCTGCGCGGTCAAGAACGCCGAGGATGGCGCGAAGATCATGGAACAGATCCTGCCGTTCTTCACGCCGGACTGGACTGCTACTATCAGAATCATCGACGATCCGGAGATCGTGATCGACGTGCCTACCCTGCTCAATGACGTGCAAGTCAGCGACACGTGGGAGGGCAACTTCGTCGATCGTAGGTCCCT